AAGAAGTATATTGCTTCAACTTCAAGATACTTAGTATTCGAACAGAACACTGCTACAACTCGTGCTAAGTTCTTAAACACAGTAAACCCATATTTAGAGGGAATCCAACAAAGACAAGGTTTATATGCGTTTAGAGTTGTAATGGATGAAACAAACAATACTCCAGATGTAATTGATAGAAATATCATGGCTGGTCAGATTTATTTACAACCAACCAAGACTGCTGAATTCATCGTACTTGACTTCAACATCTTACCAACAGGAGCTTCGTTCTCAGCATAATAAATAAAAAATAAAGGAAACTATATTTATAGTAGTATAATAGGAGAAAACAAAAAATGGCAGAAGTATTAGAATTTAACGATATGTTCTACACCAATTTCGAACCAAAGATGAAAAACAGATTCATCATGGAAATCGATGGTATCCCTTCATATCTTATTAGAGTTGCTAACAGACCAACTATTCAGTTTGAATCAGTTGTTCTTGACCATATCAACGTTAAAAGAAAATTAAAAGGTAAGGGTGATTGGCAAGATGTTGCTATGACTCTTTATGACCCAATCGTACCAAGTGGTGCTCAGGCAGTAATGGAGTGGGTTAGAACTTCTCATGAATCTCTAACAGGTCGTGATGGGTATGCTGATTTTTACAAAAAAGATATTCAGTGCTACTTACTTGGACCAGTTGGTGATAAAATTGAACAATGGACTTTAAAAGGTGCATTTATCCAACAAGCTAACTTCGGTGATTTGGATTGGTCATCAAATGACCCTGCTCAAATCGAGATTACACTTTCTTACGATTATGCAATTTTAGAATTCTAACAAAATCTTTTATACTACACAATACCGAAAAGAGTTCTCTTTGTGAGAACTCTTTTTTTTTCAACTTTTTTCAAATTATATATTTATATACAAACAATTAAAATAATGTTATATGGCAAATTATGATTTTCCTACGGAAGTAATTTCACTTCCATCAGAAGGTAAGTACTATCCAGAAGGTCATCCCCTATCCTCTGGACAGATTGAAATCAAGTATATGACTGCTAAAGAAGAAGAAATTTTAGCATCTCAAAACTTGATAAGAAAGGGGGTGGTACTTGATAAGTTATTCGAATCAATTATAGTAGATAAGAATGTGAATGTAGATGACATTCTTATAGGGGATAAAAATGCTATAATGTTGGCAACTCGTATTTTAGGATATGGACCTGAATACAAAGTTGAGATTGAAGATGAACTTGGTGAAAAACACGAAACTTCAATAGATTTATCAAAAGTACAAACAAAAGAAGTTGACTTCTCTAACATCAATAGAGAAAATAGATATTCTTTTACCACCTCTACTGGTGTTGATATTGAATTTAAATTATTGACACATGGTGATGAAAAGAAAATTGATGCTGATGTTAAAGCACTTGAAAGATTAAACAAAAGTGGTGCTTCTGCAGAATTAACAACTCGATATAGATACATGATTACATCTGTTGATGGTGATGAATCTACTCAAGCTATCACAAAATTTGTAACTAATCAATTTTTAACTAGAGATACTAGAGCTTTTAGAGAAGAAATTAGAAGAATTCAACCAGACGTTAATATGGAATTTGAGTTTGAGAATCCAATTAATGGTGAAATGGAGGTACGCCCAATTCCTATGGGCGTAGGGTTTTTTTGGCCTACCGAGTAACTATTCGGTAATACTCCATCAACAAATATTTGATTTGTGTTACTATGGTAATGGGTTTACTCAAGAAGGAGTTTACAGATTGCCTATTCATATCAGGAGATTCTATTATAAGAAGTTATTAGATACTAAAAAGAAAGAATCTGAAGAATCTAAAAAAACACAAAGAAGTAATAATCCAACAAAAGGACCAAGTGTAAGAGTGAGGAAGTAATTTTCCTCACTTTTTTTTTACTCTATATTTATAATAGTATTAATATACCCACAAAGGAGATAGTATGAAATTAACTAAAGAATCAACACAACTGGTAAGAGAAATTGCCAAAAAACATAACTTTAACGAGGGAAAGTTTTTTAAATCTTTAGTAAAACAAGCAATATTTAAAAACGCCTTAAAAGATAAAGAATTTGTAAAACTTGCTCAACAAGTGGATTCATCTATGGAACGAATTGAAAAGAAGGTTCGTGATATGGAATCAAGAGGAGAGAGAGTTCCTGATTTGTATAAAAATTATTTAGCAGCCAAGAGATTCTAGGAGTAAATAATGGCAGACGAAAGATTAGATAAACAAAAAGAATCTATAAGGCTCGAAAGAGAATATAGAGAAGCTTTAAGTTTTTCCCACCAAGTTCAGAAAGATATTACCGCTGAAATAAACAGAGGTGTTGATGCTCGAACTAAATTGGGTAAGGCATTGCGTGAGCATAACAAAGACTTAATGAGTGGTATTTCTAATCTTCAAACTTCAACCGATATTGCAAATAAAATGGTTGAAATTGAATACCAAAATATGGCCTTAATCAGGTCAAAAAATCAATATAATAAAGATGAAGTTGATGCTAAGATAGCTTCTAATAATGTGGCACTTGAAGGATTAGAGTTAGATTATGAAAGACTTCGTGCTGCGGAAGAGCTTGATTCTAAACAAGGAGATATAACCAAAGGTATTAATGCACAAATTGATAAGATAAAGGAATTTGGTAGTAATTTACCAATAATAGGTGGATTATTTGATTCTGTATTTGGTGGCGCATTTGATACTCTTAAAAAAGATGTTACTAATGCTGGTAAAGAAATGGTAACACAGTTTGCCGCAGGTGGTATGAGCTTAAAAAACATGACTGCGGCAATGTCTAGTTTTGGAACAAGTATGTTAACCGCACTTGCAACAAATCCTATGGTATTACTTGGTGTTGCAGCCGCTGCGGTAGCTGCTGCAGTTATTGGGATAGGTATTGCTCTTTATAAGGCGTTCAAAATGGGCCTTGATAGATTCAAGGAATTAGATGCGGCCGCAGAAGAATTTAGAACTACTACTGGTTTATTAGTTTCTCAAACAAGAGGAATGCAAGAAAGTATTCGAGCGGTAAATGTTGAGTTTGCTAATTTAGGTGTAAGTGCAAAAGATGTTGCAAAAGCTGCTGGTGATTTCGTAAATGAATTTGATGGACTGGAACAACCTTCTCAAAAAGTTCTTGGTTCGATGGTAATGTTGAACAAAAACTTTGGAGTTGGAACACAAGAGGCGGCAAAACTAAACAAAGTATTCCAAAACATAGGGGATTTATCAGCTGAACAATCACAATACTTAATAGGTCAAACTGCTGAAATGGCCAAGATGGCTGGAGTTGCTCCACAAAAAGTTATCAAGGATATGGCCGATTCATCGGAATATGCTTACAAATACTTTAAGGGCTCACCACAAGAATTGGCCAAGGCAGCAGTTCAAGCGGCAAAGATGGGAACATCTATTGCTGAAGCTGGTAAGGCTGCGGATAATTTATTAGATTTCCAAAATTCAATTACTTCGGAACTTGAAGCGAGTGCAATGTTGGGTGTAAACCTTAATTTATCACAGGCAAGATATGCAGCTGCAAATGGTGATTTAATAGGACAACAACAGGCAATTAATGACCAAGTTGCTCAATTAGGAGATTTAACTAAACTTAATGTTTATGAACAAGAAGCTCTTGCTAAGGCAACTGGTATGGAGTTTTCTTCACTTGTTAATCAACAAAGAATTAGAGAACGATTTGGTGCATTAAATAAAGAACAATTAGCAGCCGCAACTGCACTTGTAGATTCTGGTAAAGATATAAATAAAATTACCAAAGAAGATTTGGAATTACAAAATCAAAGAATGAAATCTCAACAAGATATGCAATCTACGATGAGTGCTCTTCAAAATGAAACTGGTGCATTAAAAACTGGATTTGCTGATATGATGGCTCCTCTTGGTGGTTTTGTAATGAATAGTCTATTGGATGGTTTAAAAAATATTGGTAAAATTGCATTACCTATATTCCAAGGATTGGGAGCATTTGCTAGAATATTTTTTGGAGTATTGGGTGCAATTAATGATGTAATTCAGGCAATACTTGGTCCTATTTTCGCTATCGGTGGTGCTATTATTAGTATGTTAATTGCTCCAATTCAGGCACTTGCATCTAAATTGCAACCTTTGTTTGATAAGTTCAAAGAACTTAAAGAAAAAACGATGGAAGCGGTTCAACCTATTTTAGATATATTCCGTTCATTGGGAAATATGTTTGGTGAGATGGTGGGAAATGGTCCTGTTGGATATTTTATAGATTTTCTATCATGGGGACTTGGAAATCTAATTTCACTTATAGGATTTATTGGAAAGGCAATAGGATTTATATTAACACCAATAATGACAGTTATTGGATGGATAATGGAAGGTATATCATTCGTAGGTAAGTTAATTAATGATTATTTAATACAACCTATTAAAGATGCCGTTGCTCTGGCGAGCTCAGCTTTATCAACTCTAACCTTTGGATTGGTTGGTGGTGGAGATGATGAAACTTCTTCTTCTAATGGAAGTACTGGTGGTGAACAAACCAGTTCTAATACTGGTGGTGAAATACCTATGTTGGCAGAAGGAGGTATTGTTCAATCACCAATACAGGCAATTGTTGGAGAAGCTGGACCGGAGGCAGTTATACCACTTGACCAACTGGCATCTGTTATTGGAGGTTCTGGTGGTGAAGGTGGTGGAAGACCATCTTGGGTTGATGAAGTGGTATCTGCTATTAGAGAAAATAAAGATGTTTACATGGATAGAGTTAAAGTATCTTCAGAAGTTACCAATACCCAAGAAAGAAGTGGTAGAGAAAATAGATTTGGATTACAAGGAGCTTAATAGATGTCAACATTAAAGGAAAAATACGAAAATTCAGATAAAAATATAAATCCACGAATTGTGGACAGAACTCCTTTTTCCGAAGACGAATCTTTACAAATAGATGAGAAGGGATTGTACTTCACATCTAATGTGTATAAGTTTGGAACAAACTATTCTAAAATAAAATCAGATACTGAAACTTTTCTAGAACAAGAAACAAGTGGTATTCGTATTCGTTCCGCTGTTGAATTAAACAATCCTCTTATCTATGGTAATGA